ATGGCCAGCGACTTGCTCTGGTGTCATGATGGGCTTCTCGACAACTGAGTAAGCGGAAATTTCACCAAGTTTTGAGAGCTGCATGTTCTTAAGACGCTGAGCATCTTTAGCTAGTCTGACATGGCCCATGCAACGCTCGACGTTATCAATAAACCATCGCTTGCCGTAAACAGGAACCACGGGTATACAGCGACCAGGAATCTTTCCCAAGTCTTCAAGCACCCGTGAACCACTCATGATGTAAGCGTAGACTGCTTTACGCTTAACGCGCTTTTGCCTTATCTCTCTGCTACCAATGGCAATTAACTTTGTTTCTAGCTCTTCATCTCTAGCGAAGTCATCCTGCGTGTAACGCTCTTCTTCGCCTGCAATCGTCTGAAATATCCTAATTGTCTCGGTCTTATCCTCAACGCGATAATACTCAGCGACATAAACGACATCTGGTGTTGCCCAGTCAAACTCATACTGGTGGATCTCTTTATCCCAGCTTGCAGGATCGTCCTTGTACATGTCGATGTAAGCATTTCTTGACATCGCCGTTAGTACAAAGCACCGTTTAGCGTCAGCCTTATCCTGCCGTTTAGAGTTTAGGTCGAAGAATACGGAAGAGTCTGCATCGAAGATAGGTTCAATCGCTATGCGCTGCCGCTCGTCTTCGTTGTCCTCTTCGTTCACATACGTTGTCTTTAATCGCCAAGCACCAAAGCCACCGCCTACAGCCTCCTCAAAAGCATTATCGTAGGCCTCTTCAGCACCAGAATCTTGTTCGTCTGCTCGGTAAAGCTTGTCGCAAGTATCAGCTAACTTGTCATCCTTGCTGCCATCCTTGCTTACAAAGTCAACAGTAATTCGGTTGTTTCGATACTCTGAAATAATCCGCATCACCGACAAGTGGATCTTGTTTACCTCAAACTTTGGCTTATTTGCATATTGCTCTCTGAGCGGACCTTCCCATTGAGCACCAGAGATAGAATAGAAACGTCGATCCTGCAAGCACTGAAGACGTTCGTCGCGTAGCGCAGTCTGTATCTCATCAAACTCTTTTATAGCCTCCGAATGGATTCGGAAGAGTCTCTGATCGTTGGTCTCTCGCGCCATCTCTACCACCTGCTTTCAACGGGGATTGCTTCAAAGGCTTTTGGCTGAACCTTCTGAACTCTACGGACACCCTCACAAGCGTATCGCAAAGCGTCTATAACATGATTTGACTTATCTTCCAAGATGGGAAGTATTTTACCCGTCAAAGGGTCTGATTTGTAAGAGTAAAGCGTGAGCTCATCAATCGTATGCTTGCACCTCGGATGCACCACAATATCGTAGCTCTTGAGCCACTCAACGCCATCCTCTACAGACTTCGGACCTTTTACCGCGGGCATGATCTTAGGGAATCCGCTCTTTCGCATGTGAGAAATGGTTTCTGGCCTAGCAGAGTCCGCAACGATGGGCCATTTCTCAGACTCAGGTATTGTCAGGAATAACTCTGGCGTGTTGATAATCTCGCAGCCCACCATATAAGCTTCGTAATCCACGTAAAGCGTTCTTCCGATAATGTGGCATCTCACTAATACAGTTGGGTCTACTGCAAACCCCCAGTCAGCACCGAACCTGTGAACCGCATCAGCTGGTGTTTCAAACTCCTCGACCCGCCAGTTCTTAAACACTCTGCGCTCTGAGTTGGTAACGTAATCGCCTTGCCAGACATGCGCGTACTTATCAATATCACGCGCTCTGTCGTACTCAAGCTCTTTTCTAAGCGTATCGGGGAACCAAGGGTTATCCGACCAGTTGACCCTAACGACAATCGCATCCGGTGGTGGCGTATCAGTTCTTAATAGCCTATCAACTGGATCGTGTGCGTATCGCGGGTTCCAACTAAATAGCAGCTCAGAGTTTGGCTTTCTTATCGTTGGTCTTAGTAAATCAAGACTTCTCTGCGATAACGACTGCGCCTCTTCCACCCAGGCTATATCGTAGCCTTCAAGCGACTTAATCGACTCTGCTGTGTGATTCGCCATACCTTGGAAGATGATCCTTCCGCCTCCAGGCGTGTTAATTCTGTCGTGCAGTATCTCGAACCACTTACCAACCTGTAATGCTTGGATCTTTTCCTCAAGCAGCTTCTTCACAGACTGGTTCAGCGACTTTTGCACCTCTCGCACACAGACAGTATCTGTCTTAGCCATTAAGTGACGCTCGATGACGTACTCAGCAAAGAGATTACTTTTGCCTGAGCCTCGACCACCATAAGCACCTCGATACCTTGCCGGCTTGCTTACTAAGTCTTTAGCCCACCGTGGCGTTTGTATTTTCAGTGTGGTCAATGATTACTCTCTCGATGCGCGTAACGATGGGCTGCCCGTCAATGCCTGATATTTCGTGCTGATGCTTTTCTGTCCATCGTGCTCTAGTCTTGAGCCAGAACACCATCGCAGCGACATTACCGTTCTTTGCTTGCTGATAGAGCGTTCGCGCTATCTCTGCATTCGCATCGGCTCGACCTAACTCAAGTTCGTCCTTGTAATACTTAACAAGCGTATCGGATGTGATCTTGAGTTTTCTGGATATGTCCTCGTAAGGCATTCCAACCGCTGAGAGCGACTTAACTAATAGACGATCCTTATCGTCTGGGACGTGTGGCTTCTGGCCTCGGGTAGCCATTTTTAACTCCGAACAAATTTACAAGTCTCCATTTTAATCTATGATTTTGTCGCTCACAATGCCCTATGTTCACATCTCACTTTAAGATCGCTATCTAATGTCATAGCTTTTATGGTATAAGCGGCCAAACTTTAGGGGTCACTCATGAGTAAGCCTTTAACGACTGATGAGCAGTTCATAGGGCTGTGGCATAAATTTGGATCGCCTCAGTTAATGAGTGAACATCTTGGGGTTTCTGTACGAAATATCTGTGATCGCAGGAAGCGTTTAGCTGCAAAGCTTAATATTGAACTACCAACGCATAACGACCAGCGTTATAACGCACATTCAACCATTAAACACGCTTATGACAAGGTCCGCAGCATTGCGGATATAACCGGCACTGTCTTTGTATTCTCTGACGCGCACTTTCAACCTAATGAGTCAACGACTGCTTTTTACGCGCTCTTGAAGCTCATAAAGCGTCTTAAACCAGCGTTAATCGTTGCTAACGGAGATATTCTTGACGGTGCGCTTATCTCTCGTTACGGTGCTGAAGACTGGACCGAAAAGCCTACGCTCCAACAAGAAGTCGAGGCTGTCCAGGTTCACATGGATGCTATTCGTAAAGCCTGTAAAGGTCTCGGCACGATCTTGCACCGCACCATAGGTAACCATGACATTCGGTTTGATAAACGTCTTGCTAATGCTGCTCCAGAGTTTAAGGGCATCAAAGGAACTACGCTTGTTGACCATATCCCAGAATGGAGCGTTAGCTGGTCCGTCATGGTCAATACGAATACGATGATTAAGCACCGAATGCAACATGGCGGTATCCACTCAGGCTACAACAACACCCTTAAGTCTGGCGTTAACAGTGTCACAGGCCATACACACTTGCTTGAGGTTAAACCTTGGGGTGACTACACGGGTCGTAGATACGGCGTATCTACAGGAATGCTGGCTTGTCCTGATAGCAATGCCTTCAGCTACATGGAAGATAACCCTAGACCCTGGTGCTCAGGCTTTGCTGTCCTTACATTTACTGATGAAGGCATGTTGCTTCCACCTGAACTCTGCGAAGTCATCGACAGCAATGCTTATTTCCGTGGGGCAATTGTTAGTTAGTCTCTAACACTGCTTTCTTCCCTGTAAATTCTTCCCATCGCTTAACGATTACATCGCAGTATTTTGGGTCTAGTTCCATAAGATAAGCAATACAGCCAGATTTTTCAGCCGCAATCAACGTAGTCCCCGAACCTCCAAACGGCTCAAATACAATCCCAGTTTTTTTTCTTACGATACTAATGCCTTTTGCCGGTAAATCAACGGGAAAACAGGCTTTATGATTTTCCGCTTGAGAATTTGTATTGCTAATTGACCAAAAATTGCTGACTACATCTTGCAAGCCAAGCAATTCACCATTAGTTGAAAACAAA